GTTTCCCAGTCACGATCCCTGCGGACTACGACAATACGGGCGCATACAAGGATGGTTATTTTCCGTGGGACCCCGCAGATTATGACAACTATTACTGGCTGTTTGATGTTCAGGATATTCTGGACGCTACGAATGTCTATGACCCCCGGCCTTACGAGTATGGTGTCATTACTGTGCCGTTCGGCAATATGCCGGGTAATCCGATTATCAGCGGCGCTTACGACCCGTCAACCAAGATGATGTATCTAGCACTTCGACGTGCGGGTTCTTATGGTAATTATGGCTCCAGTCCGATGGTTGTGGGGTACTTGGTGAACTGATGTTTCTCTACCTATCCCCAAGAATAGGCGATGGCACGTATGAGAACATGTACCAGGCCCGCCATGCGGAAATGGACTCAAAACGCGGCACGATCAATTTGCAGTCCACGCATTTCCTGCTGTCCTCGGACACGCCGGTTGCGGGGGCGATACAACTAGGTCATCCATCGGAACGGCCGGCCGAAGCAGCAAGCAGGGCATTGCTCCGGATTGGCTGTGATGTTCGTGGGGAGTCCTTGGGCGAGGTTATCTTTAATGCCCTGAGATATCCAACCATCCCGAATCTGAACCCATTAACACCGGGGCGCAAGGCGGGCGGGTACTCGATCTGCATCGGCGGCAAAACGCTTTTTGTTGAGCCACACATTGCCAAAAAATGGGTTAATACCCGCGTTGAATGGCAATGGCTGGTCGATAAATACGTTGAGCTTCGTAAGGAAGGCTATTGGCATGAAGGCGCGTGGGCTTTGGCTGCCGCGAGTGTATCGGACGATTTTGAAGGCGGGGCGCAAAGTCCTGCTACGGGCTGGACGGTGGTATCTGGTGGTGCTGGTGGCGCAATCAACCAAACAGCGGGTGGTTTAGGCGAGTTCAACCCTTCGGACACAAGCCAAGACCATTTTATGCGGTTTGATACCGCGTTAGATTCCGACGACATGATTGTAAATGCAATCTTTGACTCTCGAAGCAGTTCGGGTGGCTCAAGGTGTGGCGGCGGCCCTGGTGCCAGGAAGGCGAACGACACTGCCGAGACTTACTACTATTTCGGGCAACGCGCCGGATCGTCAAACGAGACTGAATTGGCTGAACTATCGTCAGCCTCGTTTAGCTTAATCGGTTCTCGTGATTCGCATTCAGTTTCAGCAGCCGAAGATTTTTATGTTTCCTGTGATGGCAGCACCATTTCAGGCGGTATCGATGCGGTTGAGTTTGAATCGCAAACCGACACCACCATAACCGGCAACACATACGCAGGGCTGTATGGTCGTTCTGGGTCATCGTCATCGGCTGATGTGTATTGGCGAGAATGGAGTGCTGATGTTATTTCGGCCGCAGGCGATATTGTTATATTGCGTCGAAGGCGCGAGGAAAACTAAATGCAAGGCGTTCATTTAAGAAAATACGGTGAGTCCGCGACGATCAACTTTGATCTGTTCGAGGTTGATGGGGTTGACTTCCGCGTCGATGCGGTTCACGCGACTGGCGACTCGACGATAATGAAGGACGAGGGCGCGGAAGCGAACACGTCAAACGCCTTTACCGATGAGGGCAATGGCTATTCCATTGTACTGACCGCCACCGAGATGCAGGCTGCACGTATCGTGCTTTACCTGGTTGACCAGACCGCCACAAAGGCCTGGCTTGATAAATCGATTGTGATTGAAACCTACGGTCACGCGAGCGCACAGCATGCCTTTGATCTGGATACTGCGACACAAAGCGTTAGCCTTGCCGCTGGTGCGGTCAATAACGCATCACTCGCTGGGAACATGGAGATTGTATTCGAGACTGACTTCGCAACAAACTACAATACGACCCGTAATGCGTGGGCAACCAACGCGCAGGATTTTGTTGGCACATCGGCAGCAGATCCGTTTAATGGGCAGGTTGTTGCGGCCTCGGTAACGGGCGACACCAAGCAAACGGCAGATGTTGCAACGCTAATCACGACAGTCGGCGCGGCTGGCGCGGGGCTTACAGCATTAGCGACTCAAGCCAGCGTAAACACAATTGACGGAAATGTTGACGCCATATTAGTTGACACAGGAACAACCTTACAAGCTGAACTGGACGCCATCCAGGCGGCCGTTATTACAAATGCAGCAGGGGCGGATATAGCAGCGGACATTATCGCGATTAAGGCCGAGACAGCCAATATCGTGGCGGATACCAACGAACTGCAAACTGACAACGTGCCAGGATTGATTGCCGCGCTTAACGATATTTCTACTGCGGAAGTCAATACAGAGGTTGATACTGCACTTTCAGATATTCACCTAGATCATCTCCTTGCCGCAGACTACGACCCTGCAAGCAAACCCGGCACTGCAACTGCTTTGCTAAACGAACTCATCGAAAGCGACAGTGGCGTGTCAAGATTCACAGCAAACGCGCTGGAACAAGCCCCGAGTGGAACCGGCGCAAGTGCTGCGTCCATTCGGGCGGAGATGGATTCTAACTCCACCCAGCTAGCGGCGATTGTTGCCGATACCAATGAGTTACAAACCGACTGGGCTAACGGTGGTCGTCTGGATCTAATCCTTGACACAGCGGCGGCAGGCGGCGGGTCATCCCCGCAGTTGCTGCAAACCACTACCATATCTGGAACCGGGTTTGTAGGGCAAACCACCTGGCGCCTGGTCGCGGGTAGTGCCGATGATGACGCCTATAACAACCAAATGGTTATTATCACGGACTCAGCCACGAGCACGCAGAAAGCGATAGCCTTGATATCGGATTACGTTGGCTCAACCAAAGAGATAACCCTTGCGGATGACCCCGGTATATTCACTATGGCAGCAGGCGATACGGTCGATATTATTGCCGTGTCGGGTAGCTCTATTGCCTTGCAATTGGATGCGTCTGGCTATGCTGAACTGCCGACCGCTACACAAACCAGTATTGATAATATCGAAGGCGACACGAATGAATTGCAAACCGACCTGACGAATGGCGGTCGCCTGGATCTGTTGATTGATTCTATTTTGGCAGATACCGGAGAACTGCAGACCAACCAAGGTAACTGGTTAACTGTCACGGGACACGCTACCGAAGCGAAGCAGGATGTTATCGACGGCATTGTAGACGCTATTCTGGTGGATACCGGAACAACCCTGCCCGCAACACTGGTGACAATTGATGGCCTCATTGACGCGATTAAAGCGGTTACTGATTTAATTCCTGACTCAGGCGCTATGAGCAGCATTGCAACGGCCTCAGCACTCGCTACCGTGGACACTGTGGTTGATGGCATACAAACAGACCTTAGCAACGGAACGGACGGCCTGGGCGCTCTCAAGACACTCATTGACGCGGTTAACACTGACCTTTCAAACGGGACTGATGGGCTTGGCGCATTGAAAGCACTGATCGACACACTGGACGGTGTAGCAGATGGGATTAAGGCAAAGACCGATAGCCTGACGTTTACCGTTGCTGGGCAGGTGGATTCTAACGTCCAGTCTATTAACGATGTCACCATTACAGGGGACGGCGGCGCTACCCCGTACGATGTCGCATGAGTTTAAGCACTGCGGGTGTATGGGCGGTCGATGTATGGGATCAAACCGTCTGGGCTGATGGCGTATGGCGTGAGGGAGAATATACCCCGCTAGTCGCGCCACTCAGCCGAACCATATTCATGATGCCCAAGGACACATCAATCCAGCAGCAGCCGAGAGACACAAAGGTAATATCGTGAAGAATGGAGAAACAGTCGAAAAGTCCCCCCGGGAGGATTACGAGTATACATTCAAGTGGAAGGCTCATTTATCCAAAATCAGCGACACAGTTAGCACCAGCACCATGACGGCTGATTCAGGTATCACTATCCATACGCCCACGAATAACACGGATAGCGCAACTGTATGGGTTTCAGGTGGACAGGACGGCTGCAAGTACAAGATCACGAACAAGATCGTCACTGCTGCCGCTAGAACATTCGAGGGATATTTCTTTGTAAAAGTAATTGATCCCGACGTTAACAAACAAAAGGCGTATTCGTAATGCCCGCAGGCAGACCACCAAAATACAAAACACCCAAAGAAATGCAGAAGGTGATTACCTTATATTTCCTTGCCTGCAAGGTTCACCAAACAGGCAATACAGAACTACTCGATGATTTGAATGAGAATGAATTGCTGACGGTTAATGCTATTGATGATCTGGTTCCCACAGTATCAGGGCTTGCTTATGCGCTCGGAATGTCAACTGAGGCATTCAGAAACTATGAAGATAAAGATAGATTTCTTGCGACAGTAAAAAGAGCAAAGCAGCGAATCGAGATATCGTTGGAGCAAAGGCTTGCGGGAAACAACGTGGCCGGGGCGATTTTCAACCTGAAAAACAACTTTGGCTGGAAGGACGCCAAACAGATTGGTGGCGACCCTGACAACCCATTGCCGGTACCGACGATCAACCTGACGACGAAATGAATGAAGCCGCGATAGACATCAATCTACACGAGCGGCAAACCCAGACTTTTTATTCGAAATCCACCGAGATTCTATACGGTGGCGCAGCTGGTGGCGGCAAGTCGCATTTAATGCGCTGTGCCGCAATCCTGTGGTGCGCGTCGATACCAGGCTTGCAAGTCTATTTGTTTAGGCGGATCAAAGAGGATTTACAGAAAAATCACGTCGAAGGGCCAAAAGGATTTCGCGCAATGCTGGCAGTTTGGGCGCAGGCAGGGCTGGTCACGATTCTTGAGGATGAGATTCGTTTTTGGAATGGGGCGAAAATCTGGCTGTGCCACTGCAAAGACGAAAAGCACCGGTTTAAGTATCTGGGCGCAGAGATTCACGTTTTATTAATCGATGAATTAACGACATTTACGGACGTGATTTACCGGTTTCTGCGGTCAAGGGTTCGAGCGCCAGGTTTGGCATTACCGGATGAGTACAAGGGCATGTTTCCGAGAATATTGGCAGGATCCAATCCCGGCAACATCGGACATGTTTGGGTGAAGGCCGGATTTGTTGATTTGCTCAAACCCTGTGAGCCGAAGCAAATGTCTGATTCAGAGGGCGGAATGCTGCGCGAGTACATACCGGCCAAGCTTGCTGACAACCCATCCATGTCAGAAGACGATCCAGATTATGTTAGGCGTTTGCGAGGCTTAGGGTCTGAGGCCCTGGTTAAAGCCATGGAGAATGGCGACTGGGATGTTATTGAGGGAGCGTTCTTTGATAACTGGTCGGAAGACCTCAAGGTTAAGCCTTTCTCAATCCCTGATCATTGGCTGCGGTTTCGGTCATTCGATTGGGGTTCAGCCAAGCCTTTTTCGGTCGGTTGGTGGGCGGTGGTTTCAGAGCCGTACATTCACGGCAACCGGGTATTACCCACAGGGGCGCTCGTTCGTTACCTCGAGTGGTACGGCGCGAAGAAAGATGAAAATAACCTTACGATTCCAAACACAGGATTAAAGCTGACGGCGGAAATGGTGGGTGATGGTATTCGTGAGAGAACTACTACCAAGGTTGATTACAGTGTTGCAGACCCGGCTATCTTCACCGAAGACGGCGGGCCAAGCATTGAGGAACGCATGGGCATCCCGTTCAGCCCCGCAGACAACAAGCGAGTTGCGAGCAAGGGCCACATTGGTGGCTGGGATCAAATGCGCGACCGGATAAACGGGCAGGACGGCAAGCCGATGATTTATTATTTCGACACTTGCGCGGATTCAGCCCGAACCATCCCGGCGCTTCAGCACGACCAGCACAGGCCGGAAGACATCGACACGAATATGGAAGACCACGCAGCAGATGAGTGGCGTTATGCGTGTATGTCCCGGCCCTGGGTTAAGCCGGTCGAACAGGATGATAAGGATACGGGCATGTCGCGTTACAACTTCAACAAACAACAGGCGGATTCGTGGAAGACAGTATAGATTCCAAACTCGTGGGTTATTACGAGGAGTACGAGCAAAACACGTTTCAGGCTCGCACGACTTCGGAAAAAAACCGCGACTACTACGACAATAAGCAGTGGACTTCCGAGGAAGAAAGCGAGCTCAAGAAGCGCAAGCAGCCTGTACTGACGTTTAACCTTGTGAAGCGCACTATAGACGCGTTAAAGGGGCTGGAAAAGCAAAACCGTACCGACCCTAAAGCTTTACCGAGAACACCCCAGCACGAGCAGGACGCGGACAGCGCCACGGACGCAATACGGTACGTTTGTGACAATAACGACTTCGATCAATTGGCCTCTGAAGGATTCGGTAACTTGCTGCTGGAGGGCGTCGAAGGCTACGACGTTCAAGCGAAAGTCAAGAATGAAAAAATCGAAGTCGAGGTAAAAAACATATCCTGGGATCGGATGTTCTGGGACATTCACTCGCGGAAGAACGATTTTAGTGACGCCAAGTATCTGGGTATTGTGATCTGGATGGATTACGAAGACGCCAAGGATAAGAAAGACTGGGATCAGGATAAGTTAGCGGCCGCAATCGACAAAAGCGAGAGTCCGTACAGTGACACCCACGAAGACCAGCCGGTGTACAAATGGAACGACTCGAAGCGCAAGCGCATTAAGATTTGTTATATCCAGTACCTCGAAGGGAATGTATGGCATTACGCCTACTTCACCAAAGGCGGATTGCTAAAGGGCGGCAAACCCATGCCATTCCTGGATGAACACGGCAAGCCTTGCCGGTCTTTGGAGTTTCAATCGGCCTTTGTGGATCGTGAAGGCAACCGCTACGGCTACACCACGTCATTAATCAGCCCGCAGGACGAGGTGAACAAGCGCCATTCGAAAGCACTCCACTTGATCAATCAGCGGCAGACGTTTGGCAATCAGCGCAGCGGCATGAACACGCCACAGAATAAACTGGAACTGGCAAAGCCTGATGGCCACATCGAGATGCAGACGGGCGAGTTTGGTAAGGACTTCGGCATCATTCCTACCAGCGACATGACAGCGGGTAATTTCCAGCTACTTCAAGAGGCGAAGGAAATATTTAATGTTGTCGGCGCGAACACCTCTGTAACAGGGAAGGAAGACCGGGTGATGTCAGGCAGGGCGGAGATTGTCCGACAGCAGGCGGGCGCAAGGGAATTGGCCCCGGTGATGGACGCGCACAGCCACGTTAAAAAGCGCGTCTACCGGCAGATATGGAACCGCATTCACCAGTATTGGGACGATGAGCGATGGGTTCGTGTTACCGATGACGAATCCAACCTTCGATGGGTAGGGATTAATCGCAATGTTACCCTTGGCGATCAGTTACAGCAGCAGTTTGGGTCATTGCCACCGCAGTTCCAGAACGATCCCCGATTGAATGAAGTAATTGCTGTGGAAAATCAACTATCTGAACTCGATGTAGACATCATGATTGAGGAATCACCGGACGTGGCGAACATTCAAGCCGAACAGTTTGAACTGGTGGCGAATCTCTACCAGGCCAATCCTCAAGCGATCCCGTTTGAATCGATTATTGAACTGTCCTCACTGCGGAATAAGGATCAGTTGATTGACAAGATCAAGGGCAACCAGGAAGCGCAGGCCGCAGCCACGCAAGACGCGCAGCAGGATAAAGAGATTGCACGAGCCAAGGAGGTTGCGGACATCAACAAGACGAACTCCGAGGCAGAGAAGAATCAAGCGACCACAATCAAAACCGTGGCCGAAAGTATGAACGTGGCCTAGCTAGCCGCAAAAGTGCCGCCGACTATACGGGCGTTCCATGGCCACCTACGGGTGGTTTTTTTATGCCTACGGGCAAGCCGCCGCCGGGTTAATCGGGCGTTAGGAGCAGAGTAATGTCAGACCTTGAACAAGCGTTAAATGGTAAAGTACCCGAAGAAGTAAAGCCTGTCGAAACCGAAGTAACCACTGAGGTAAAGGCTGAATCCGAGGAAGCGAAACCAACGGTTGAAGAACCAGCCTCGCCAACGGAGGACAACGACCAGGTAGCGGCTTTCAAAGCCAAAGCTATCGATGAAACGCGCAAACGCCAGGAGTTGGAGCAGCAAGTAGCAGCGCTGCAACAGCAACAGGCCCAACCGCGTGAAAAACCGGATTTCTGGGAAAACCCCGAAGAAGTGATTTCGCAAGTCACGCAGCAGTTTGACTCGCGCCTTCAGCAAACGACTACAGCCATGTCTGTGGAAGTGATGCGCTCTTTGCATAACGACTACGACGAAATGGAAACATTGTTTATTGACCAGGCGAACGAAAACCCTGCGCTGGTGATGCAGATGAACCAATCAGGCAATCCCGCGAAATTCGCTTACGACTACGCCAAAGGGCAGCGGCAGGTGGCTGAAATGCAAGACCCGAATTACCGGGAAAAGCTGAAGGCTGAACTGAAAGCTGAACTGGAAGCGGAGAAAGCAAGCGAGATCGAAAAGGAAATCGCGAAACGGTCTGAATTACCCGGCTCTCTCGCAAACGATAGGTCTGTGGGCGGTACTACTGCCGCAACCGCACGACCTGAACTCGAAAACCTCATAGGCTAACAAACTACTGTCGGGAGACAGCAGGAAGCCTTTTTTACCGTCGATATGACGGAAGGAGTAAATCATGGCCGAAACAACGGCGGCGACTGGCTTAACAGTCCAACAGTGGGACGACAAATTCTTTGTCGAACACATCCAAGGGAACCGATTTTCCAGCGACATGGGGACATCGGAAAATTCAATCATTCAAGTCAAAGAGGATCTGACCAAGGAGAAAGGCGATTCGATCACCTTCGCCCTGGTTAACCGTCTGACGGGTGCAGGCCAGACCAACGGCGCGACACTGGAAGGCAACGAAGAAGATCTGGACAGCCGCTCATACAAGCTGACCATTGCTGAACGAGCGCACGGTGTTCGCTCTACCTCCTGGCAGAACCAGATCAGCGCAATCGACCTGCGTAAAGCGGGCAAGATGGCACTGAAAACCTGGGCAGTTGAAGACACGCGGGATCGGATTATTTCGGCACTGGGTTCCATCAACGGCGTAGCTTACGGTTCGGCGACGGAAGCAGAGAAAGACGCATGGCTCGATGACAACAACGACCGTGTATTGTTCGGTGCCGCTCTCGGCAATACGGATAGTACCGGTGGTACAGTTGCCTATGATCATTCGGATTCGCTGGCGACTATCGACGCGACTGCAGATAAGCTGACTTCAACGGCAGCATCGTTGATGAAGCGGATTGCACGCACGGCAAACCCGAAAATACGTCCTTACCGATCTGAGTCTTCCAACCGGTACTACTACTGTATGTACGTACCCTCGTTGGTATTCCGCGATCTGAAAGCCGATTCCACCATCACCAACGCGCAGCGCGACGTATCCTTGCGGATGCAGAATGAAAAGCTGTTCAAAGGTGGCGACCTGGAATGGGACGGGATCGTGACTGGGAAA